TTTAACTCATTCCAATTACCCATTGGTTGGCCAAAATATGTGTTTAATCCCTCGACATACAATTTTGCAGTTTCCTTATCTTCAATATATTTGTTTTCAATTTCTTCATAAAACAAATACATTTCTTTAAACGCTTTATTTTCTTTAATTGTTTTTAATATGTCTTTAACTTCAGTCTTATTTTCTTTTGTGTAAGACTCGGTTAATTTTGTCAATATTTTGGTTTTTATAATCCCGAATTTGTTCATTTTTAATCGTTTAAAATATCGTTCAATTTATTTTCTATTTCATAAATATTCTTTTGTGCCTTTTCAAGATCAAATAAATCATTCATTTCTTGAGACTCGCCTAAAATATTATTTATTTTTTTAAATTTCTTTTGTTCACTTAGTGGTTCAGAAGTTTCACCTCCAGCTGGAGCAGGACTAGGAGATGGCATACCACCACCTAATGCACCCTCATCACCGCCTTCTGGTGCTTGTGCTTCTATTTTAGCTCTTTCTTCTTCTGGTATACCATATTTACTATCCACCTCATCAAACACACCAGATCTTTTAATAATCTGTGCTGTGTTTTGTAATTCAGCACCCATAGCTCTTTCAAGACGTTGTTGTTGTAAATCTAATAGTACTTCATTATCACTCATACCAAGAATGTTTTTCTTAGCCCATGTATGTGATACTGGTAATATACCAACTTGTGATTGATCTGATGTTGCGTCTTTATAAAGAGTAACCTTTTCTTTCCATTGTTCAATCTTTAATAAATCTGATTGAGATGATGGGTTGGTTAAACCTAATGTAAAGTTTTCTAATTCATCTTCTAAACCTAAAAGGTATAAATGAATTAAAGCAATCTTATTTAATTCTTGTACTAATGATTTTTGAATTCTATTAATTGTTCTTGCAAAACGAATATCCATTAATGCAAGATTCTTACCATCACCAACAACTTCTTCAAAACCTAAGAATGCCTTAGGTATACGAAGAGCCGCTAATAATTTCTTTTGAATATATTCAATATCCGCAATCTCACCTAAATTTTGAGCACCTGCTAAAGTTTCAATAGGACTTGGTGCCGCTGGGTCACGAACAGGAATGAAATAATCTTGGTCAACCGCCATTTGATTATATCTCATATCTACGTTACCATTACGAGGATCAACTACCTGATCTCTTTTAAATTTATTTGCAACACGTTGTACATATGGCTCAATATCCTTATCGTCCATATTTCCAACAAATATTTTAAATACACGTCTTTCAGGTGCTCTTGATGTTCTGTAAATTAACATAGCATCTTCAGCAAGTAAAAGTTGTTTCCAAATTCTTCTAATCTTATCTAACATAGAAGTTCCATAAGGAAGTTTTCTATCGTCACCTAATAATCTAAAGTGAGCCATTTCCCAAGATTGGAACTCCATATCTTTATTCTTCCATAAAAATCGCAATTCGCGAATTGGAGATTTAATATCACCAGCATTTGGTGTTCTTGTTTGTGCACCCTCCATTCTTTCTAACTCAATGTTAGGTAACTGATGACAACCAACAATACCTCTTTCAGGATCACTTTTTAAATAAACAAAGTTGTCACCATACTTACATACGTTTCTGGCCCACATTTGTAAATTCGTATTAATATCTAATCTATTTTCAAATAGATCTATTAAAACATTTTTAACTCTTTTAGATTCGGAATAAACATTTAGAATATATCCTTTCTCTGACATTGTTGTTGATTCTTCAGCATAGATGTCTAATGCTGCTGACACCTCTGGAGTAAACTCCATAGACTCATAGTCATAATAAGCTGCAAGTCTGTTTGGTTCATAATATACCGATTGGTTATACAATGAATTATCCAGCTTAGCCCATTTGTCAAAAAGGAACTGTGATTGTTGTGCTTGTAATTTTGCTCTTTCAAATTCAACTGGATCGTCAGTTTTCAATAACTCTTCTCTCGAAAAGTTAAATGACGGTGGATTTTGTGCCCCGCTATTTTGAAAACCAAATATCTTGGTTAATTTCTGAAAAACTGTCAAATCTTGATTCGCCATACTATATAAATACTATTGTATTTAATCTAAGCAATTTTTATGTTATTATAAAGCCTTTTTATTTGTTCCGAACAACCAGTTATACTGCTGATATTGTTCTTTTGCTGGTTGAGAACTACTACTCTTAGCATATGGTGAACTATCTACTTGCATCATACCTACTTGATCAAAACTGGTACCATAGGAATAATTTTCTGTTTGAGGTGCTTGGTATGTTCTTTCAGACATAACCCAAGAATCTAACATTGCTTTGTTTTGCTGTTCATTTCTAACTAATTGTGTAAAAGAAATGTCACCAGCATATAATGCAATGGCTATACTCATGATTGAGTCGTCATGTTGACCTTTCATGTGATCTGGTTTACCATTGATATAAACAAAGGTATTAAGTTCATTTAAAAGCCTATTTGATCTAACAGCAAAATCGTGTCTTAATTGTTCCTCAAATGCTGCAACAATTTGTGTTCTTTTATTATTAAAATTGATTCCAGGTATTTTTTCCATCGCTTTGGCATTATATTCCCAAACATTTTTTGTATTAATACCATCAATATATAAATTTTTATAACCTAATTCTTGTAGTTTTCTAGATGTTGCAACACCCATACCTCCGGTAATATCAATAACAATAAATGCATCATATAATATTCCCCATTTATATGCTACAGATGCTAAATCATCTGGTGGCATCTTACCAACATATTCAAGTACTTGTTCTCTAGCGTCAAAGTCAACAATATTAATTGCTGAATAATCATCACTATCACCCCTACTAACATCAACTCCCATAATATATCTATGACCTTGTTCTGGTTCTTTCCATTGCCAAAGTAATCCTTGCATGTATTTTTCCTTTGGTTGTTTGATCATATTTTTAGCAATTTTTTCCATTGTTTCATTTGGAATAACACTATCTCCAGATCCTAAGAAATCACATTCAAGTTCTTGTGCTATTTTTCTTTTGTCATATTTGAATTTTTTAGACATTGATTCAAACCAAGACGAATATGGTTGATAACCTTCATCTAATAACTCGTTATACTTCGTTAAATCAAATTCTTTTAATAACACCTCATCATCATTATATTGCTCTCTATTTAACATATAATGTACAATATCTGGTACCTTAACCCATACTAAGTCTTTAGTGTATCTAGGATCTTTAAACCATCTTAGATCAGTAATATGAAAATCATTAATACCTCTAATCGCTTGCTCATAAACACCGTAATAAATTGGATCATAACCATTTGGAGTAGAGATTAATATAATCTTACCACCCGTTGATAACGATGCCATAGATGCAGCCCAGAAGTCTTCTCCAGCCTCAATATACGCGGCCTCGTCAAATACAAGTACTGTAGGTGTAAAACCACGAAGAGCATCCGCAGATGTTGCTACGGCTTTTACTTCAGATCCGTTATTTAATCTAAATCTACTTTCTGAGTTCTTATCAGGTGAGAAACCAACGTTCAACCATTCTGGCCATTGATCTAAAAAGTGACGAACTTTATTCGCCATTTCAATTGCTGTATCTCTTTTGTTTGCAATGATCAAAACCCTTTCAGGATTTTCTGGTTTTGCTAGTTGTAATTTTTTTGATAACCATGCTGCTGTTACTGTTGTAACACCGGCTTGTCTATATTTTCTAGTAATATTTTCATTATATGTTTCATAATCTTTTAACAACTGTATTTGATCAGGAAACAATTCTAACGGCACAAATTTCTTTTGTGTGTTATCAAAAGTCTGTAGATATGTTCTAAGTGCGTATGGTGTATCTTTTATTATACGCGCATATTCTTTTAATTGTTCTATTTTTTGACTCATACGTATAAATATGAAAAAAGTGGTCGATTTGACCACTTTAACTTAATCTCTTGGTTTATCTATTCCCATACTTTGAAGAAAATCTAGGAAATCGTCATCGTCTGTATTTTCTGATGTAGTCTCTAACGTTTCGTTAAAATCACTCATTGCTACTTTATAATCATAGTCATTAATTTCACCATTAATCATAGTATACAACGACTTCATTAATCTCTTACCGGTATCACTACCAGAAAGAACTTCTCTCATAAAAATTAAAAATTCTTTAGCCGGCTTTGAAACTATAGTCTGAAACATAATTAATTGAATACCAACTTTATCTTCT